AAACCATGAACATCCTTTCCCAACTAGAGCGATAAATAATACAATCGGGATCACCTTTGTATTTGTTAGGATTGCGTGGTTTATAGTATCCCTTATGTGTTCTCATTAAACTATTTAGGTACCACATGGCTATCGAACTTAATCTACCATCTACAATAACAGGTGAACCTGCTGCACCAGTTGAAGGACTAACGGACTTTGTTGGTCAGGCAGCAGAGACTGCTGCATCTGTTAACGAGGCTCTAGGAGCACTTAATGAAAGTATTTCGTCAGGAAGTGGTATTCAGTTTCCTGGTAACTTAGGTTCAAGGAGAATTGAGTTTCAAGTAAAGCCTCGTAACCGTCCTAGTCAAACAACTAGAGCTACTGAGAGTGGTGGAACGCTTATAGCACTTCCTATTCCAACTAATCTTCAAACAGGTTATGGTGCTAGATATGCTGATGCTGAGCTTGGAGTGTTGGGAGCTCAGGTATTCAATGATGTTAGGGAAGGTGGATCGATTGCTGAGTCTTTATCGGGCATTGGTATCGATGATTTGCAACAGAGCGCATTATCAATTGCTGCATCTGCATCTCCTGAAATAGCAGCTGTACTTGGAGGTGGTGCCTTGCAAAAGTTAGGGCTTGGAGCAGCTGGTATTGGTGCTGCTGCTGGTGCTGCAGCTGCTGGTATTGCAAAAGGAGGACTTGGAGCAGCTGGTATTGCTGTGAACCCTCACCTAGCAGTATTGTTTGAAGGAATGAACTTTCGTAATCACTCATTCAGCTATAAGTTCTCAGCTAGGAACGAGAGTGAATCATATGCTTTGAATGCGATCATCTACGAATTCAAGAAAGAATGCATCCAACCATTGATGATGCACAGAAGGCTTTCTTTAGATACCCTGATGAATTTGATATTAGATTCCCTAATGACAATGGGTTCTTGTTTGAAATAGGTACATCTGTATTGAGAGACTTTCAGATCAACTACACTCCAGATGGTGCATCATACTTTCACAATAACGGAAGTCCAGTGTCAGTGTCATTCACGTTAAACTTTACAGAGCTCGATATTCTTACTCAGAAAGAGATTGGTAATGCACCAGGAGGTCGGTAATGTCTTATATGTTTAACAATTGGCCAACTGTTAGCTACGATGTAAAGAAGAATGGTAAGCCTCTTACTCTCACTAACATCACTCTGCGATTCAAGATCAATGAACTTTTGCGCAACAAAAGCGTCGTGATGTATGACTATGATGTGCAGAGTGGAGACAGACCTGACATAATTGCATATAAGTATTATGACGATCCAACACTCGACTGGGTGATCTTACTTGTCAACAACATCATTGACCCACAATTCGAATGGCCACTCGATGATCGCTCCTTTGAAAGATACATGAGAAAGAAGTATGGATCATTGGAAGCAGCCAAGCAGACTCATCACCAATACGAAAAGATATTGAGAGAACAGCAAGTATACTTTGATGGTACGATCATTCCTGAGAAGACAGTCGTAGTAGACAAAGACACATACGATCTGACATCTCCAACCAGTCGTCGTGCTATTGATAAGTATACCTACGAGCTAGAGCTCAATGAAGCTCGCTCAAGGATTAAGATACTTGATAAGAGATACATTAATGGATTAATCTCTTCGTATGATTCATTAATATTGTCTATTGGATAATATAGTATGCCTGCCTTTCACAATGCCTATGGGTTAGAGTTTAACCTTATCCTTACAAGTCCAAGAATGTCACAATCAGTTGATCTCAAATATATGGTAAATGAGATTAACATGTATGAAGACATATTTGGACCATTCATGAGGATTGAGATAGTACTAACTGATGCTCTAGGTTTGGTTGATAAGTTTCCTGTAGTAGGAGATGAGGAATTAGCATTCACATACTTTGTAAAGGGAACAGGAACATACACTCAGACATTCAAAGTATACAGACTATCTCATAGAACTATAGCTAAAGCTAGACAGCATACAGTAGTACTTCATGGCATTAGTAAACCAGGTCATAAAAACTCTCTCGAATATGTGTACAAACCATACATCCAGAAGAAGCCTCATGAGATTGTTAACGATCTATACAATAATTATTTGTCACCTGATAAACCATTAGAGATCCCAGTAAAGACAGTCAATCCATATACGAGAGTCAGTACAGGACAGAATCCATTACAGTTAATCAATATGATGATAGCTGAATCTAAGAGTGAGAAGGCAAGTGACTACAAAAAACCGTCGAATTACTTGTTTTACGAGGATCATAAAAAATTTAAGTACGTTCCGATAGATTTTTTACTCGAGAAAAATTTTGCTGGTAAAAATAAGAATTTTTTTCTTAATGTTCCTCAAAAAGAGAGTCAGTTCGAAAAAGGCGAATCTCCCACGATCGGAGGAGAGGATGAGGCATACTTTAAATCTATAACGAGCTTTAAGTTTGCTGATGAATTCGACAATCTAGATGGAGTTCACAGAGGATCTTACATGAACGAAGTGAACATCATCGATCCAATACTGAAACGTTTTAAGATGCATCCGATACAAGAGAAGACGAAGCATCAGTTCGAGTACGTGAGAGACTTTGATGATCTGACACATATGCCAAACAGTGGAGAGAAGTTTATCCTACCTGAGGGAGATGTTGGTAAGGCAACTAAGCCATATGCAACACATCGTCGAATGATGATTACTCAGTTCGAGAAGGATAATGAGAAGTACCCTGTCGACTCTTCTGCTTACTTTAAAGAGATGCAGCCATTCAAACCTGGTGATCAGCTTCTCGATCCAAGACAGAGACACAAGAACCTACCAGAGTCTATACATGAACTGAACAATTTAATGCATCATGTACTTGAGATCACAGTACCTGGTAACCCTGATATGACTATTGGTGAACACATTATCATTCAAGTTCCACAGCCAACAGCTTTTGATGGAGAGACTACTAGGTTCATTGAGTTGTATGGTCAGCAGGCTACGTTCTTTGTAACTGCTATCAGACACATTTATAGTTCAGAGCCTGATCAGTATCGTATGGTGCTATCGTGTAGTGCTGAGACATATGGAAAAGACCCAACTGGGATGAAGGTATTGTTATGAAGGTAAAGCAAGAGTTCTTTGGATTCAATCCTGTAATGTGGATGGGAGTTGTTGAAGACAACGAAGATCCATTGAAGTTAGGCAGGTTGAGAGTTCGTATCTTTGGATGGCACAGTGGTTCATTGAAAGACGTCGATGGTGAGCCTGGTGTTAAGACTGAGGAGTTGCCATGGGCTCAAGTGATGCAGCCTGTCAATGCAGGACCTAATAGTGGTGTCGGTGGTCCCTTGACTGGTATTGTTCAGGGCACTTGGGTGATGGGTATCTTCCTTGATGGAGAGATTGCTAGAGAGCCTCTCGTAATGGGATCTATTCCTGGTATTCCAACCGAAGCTAATCCTAACCCAGTTGGTGGTCCTCCCTCAGAAGGTTTCTATGATCCGGATGGTCGTTATCCTGAGGAGTATGCAGGGTGGGGTTTAGATGAACCTGACACTAACAGACTTGCTCGTAATGATAATACTGCAATGGGTGATGCTAAAGACTATACTCACCCAGTGATTCAAAGAAAGGTTGCGATGCAGCATAAGAGTCAGTATGGTAATGGCTATGAGATTGAAGAGCCAGTGTTAGATGGGTGGAAAGAATTCAAGTCAAAGTATCCACACAACAAAGTACTTGAGACTTCATCTGGCCATATCTTTGAGATTGATGACACTCCTAAGTTCGAACGTATTCACATCTATCATAGAAACGGTAACTATATTGAGATCGGTGGTGCAGTAGGTGCTATGAATAGAATGGATAAGGTTGTTGGTGATCAGTTCACTTTGATTGATGGTAATCACTACAAGAGTGTCCATGGTGATATAAATGTTGTTGGCAGACATTGTCAGCAGTTAAGTCAAACCACCGTGATAGAAGGACGTACCGTTACATTGAAAGGTGGTGCTGTTGTACTTGCTACTAACAAAGTGCAGGTTGCTGGTAGTCTAGCAGTTGGTACTGGTGCTACTTGTAAGATTGTTGATATTAGAGGAAAGGTTTATGATGTTAAGAATGGTATTGTGGTATCAGCAACGGATGGATAATCATGCCTAGTATATTAGACATACAACAAGATGCTCAGAAGGTCGTACGTTTTTCTACCCTCGGTCTCAGTACACTCAATGAACTAGAGCTTGATACGATCACATACAATATTGTCGATAAGGATGGCAATACCGTACGGTCGTATGAAGGGCGTGATAACAGACAGGCTGCTTATGATGATGCTGATAATAGTAACTTTGCAGAAGATGAAGGAGCTCCTTTTCATGTAGAAGCAAAGTCTAATCTATCAGTCAATCCTGAGACCGGTGCTTTAGAATTCGAAGTTGGTAGTCAGGTTGGGATTCTATTTCCAACGGCTGAAATTAATGCAACTGCAGAGCAGCTTAAGAACTTAGTCGACTGTGAAGTAATCGAAGACATTATTAAGCGTGAAATAAAAGCGATGGTTGATTTGATTAAGACAAATACAGCAGCAGTATCAGACCTGTCTCCCTTCGAAGCCCTAACTAGTATCCCTTCTAATCCGTTGAAGATTATATCGTGGGTGAAAAAGTTCGTATCGATGTACATCGGTCCTCAGATACTTGCATTAATCGATTGTGCTATCCAGCTTGCTCAGTTTGCTGCAGCCATTCAGAACATCACTCAAGCAGCTCAGGTTGCACAACAAAACGTTGCGTTATGTGCTGCATCTGCTTTAGACACGGCTCTAGATACAGTAATTGAAGAAGGGTTAGCAGCACTTGGTACTACAGAGGAAGAGATTAACAATACACTATCAACTATTAGCACGGTGCAGAGCAAGTTAAGTGATATCACAGGCAAACCAGCTAAGTTTCAGACTAACAGTGTTGAGCAGCTAATAGAATCAGCTACGACTGAGAATAGAGCGGCGTTTATGTCAGACGTTAATGAGTATGCGACAGAATCATTGAGTGAAGCAGAGGCAGAGCTATCATCCAATGCAGTTAGTGGCATCCTTACTACAGCAGGGGCTTTTTCAGGAGACGTTACTATTCCTAATGCTGAAACAGGTGGCACTGGTGGTAACTTTGAGATTGTAACGAATGGCGGCAACGTCAATCAAGTACGGTACGTTGTATCGCAAGGTATTATTACAGATGTGATCACAGGCTTATAAGGAGATACTAATGAGCACTAAAGATATGTTGGACAATCACGTTGCTACTCTCACAGCAGAGTATGAAAAGTTTGAGAGTGGTAATAAGGCAGCAGGCACTAGAGCACGTAAATCACTTAGTGAAATTGCAAAGTTGTGTAAACTTTTACGTCTAGAGATACAAGCTGCTAAGAACAGCGATAAATAATAGACAATAATAATAACTGGACGCTCTGATGGCTAGCGGTGCTCTTAACCCTTTACTTAAAGAAGTCGTTTTCAGTGATGTCAACGTTTCTTTTACACCGCATCCAGTTACTGGTAAACTACCCGTGCTTAAGAATGCGGATGCTGTAAAGAGAGCTGTCCGCAACCTTATATTAACTAACTTTGGTGAACGTCCTTATGAGCCTCTATACGGCGGCAATGTAAGGGCGATGTTATTTGAGAATACGGACGATCCTCTATTAGATAGTCTTATACGCAGCCGTATAGAAACGGCCATTGACAAGTACGAGCCTAGAGCAAAGGTTGAATCGGTAGTGGTAGATGTAAAGCCTGATTCCAATGCACTAGTTATTAAGATAAGGTTCATGGTATTCAACGAACGGTTCCCAGTCGATCTAGAAGTAGCAATAGAAAGAGTAAGGTAAATGGCTGCTAATAACGCACTTATAGTAACAGACATAAACTTTGATACGATCAAAGGCAATCTACAGGCGTATCTTTCTAGTCAGTCAGAGTTTCAGGACTATGACTTTGAAAGTAGCGGTATGCAGACTATTATTCAGCTGCTTGCTTATAACACCTATTATAATTCGATCTATACTAACTTCGCATCTAATGAATCGTTCTTAGATACAGCGCTTTTAAGAAACAATGTTGTATCACGTGCTAAGATGCTTGGGTTTACTCCTACTAGTGCCAGGGGTGCTAGAGCGACTTTGAATGTAACGGTTAATCCTGCTGGTACTCCTGATACGGTTACTGTTCCTGCTAACACTCAATTTACTAGTACTGTAGATGGGGTGTCTTATATCTTCCAGTCTATTAACAGTACTACATTCACTCGTTCTGATGCAGGTGCTTATACTAACAGCATGGTTATTAGAGAAGGCGATCCTGTACAGGAGTCTTATACCGTAAGTACAGTAGCGCCTGTTTCATACTTACTTAATAACGAAAACTGTGATACCACTAGTCTTAAAGTTACCGTGCAGCAGAGCGTTTCTAACACGGCTGTACAGGTTTATAAATTAGCCAATGATCTTTCAGCTATAAATGGAAATTCGGCCGTATACTTCCTTCAAGAGAATGGTGATGGTGCTTTTGAAGTATTGTTTGGCGATAACATACTTGGTAAAAAACCATCGGATGGTAATATTGTTAAACTTAATTACAACGTATGTAACGGCCCTACTTTAAACGGTGCTAGAACATTTAATGGTCCTGCTACACTTGCTGGTAATAGTTCGTATACCATTAGTACTACTAGTAGAGCATCCGGGGGTGCAAATCCTCAGTCTATAGACAGTATTAAATTTAATGCGCCTAGAAACTACAGTGCTCAGAATAGAGCAGTTACTGCTAACGACTATAAGAACATCCTTTTAAACAATGCACCTGATCTTCAGACTATTAGTGTATGGGGTGGTGAAAAGAATAGTCCCCCTGTATACGGTAAAGTGTATATTGCGGCTAAGCCTATAGGGAATACTCTTCTTACTCAGTCTCGTAAGGATGAGCTTGTACAATTACTAGATGATAGAAACGTCGTTACTATAGAACCAGTATTCGTAGATGCTGAGTATCTGTATGTCGTTCCTACAGTAGAAGTACGTTATAATCCTAATGTTACTAGTAAGACAGCTGATACGTTACTCAATCAAGTTAATAGTGTCATGTCTTCTTTCAACACTAACGAGCTTGGGGTGTTTAACCGTAACTTCTATCTGTCAGAATTTATTAAAAAGATCGATGCAATTGATGATAGTGTAGTAAACGTATCTGTAACAGAATTAATGCAGAGACGGTTTATTCCTAATACTACGATCACTCAAGCATACCAAGTAAAATTCAATAATGCATTATACCACCCACATAGTGGTCACCTGCATGCTATCAGTAGTAGCTCATTTACCTATCAGGGATTTACTTGTTACTTTGATGATGATGGAAAAGGAAAGCTGCGAATCTACAGAATAGCAAGTAATGCACGCGTGTATATTGATCAGAATGCGGGTGTAGTAGATTATGAAATGGGTACAGTTAAAATTAACGCTATAAAATTCACAGGGTATAGTGGGGATGGTATTAAGATTAATGCACAGCCTAGAGAACAGGTTATTAAATCACTAAGAAGCCAGATATGTCAACTTGCTGATTCTAAAGTGTCGATTATTAATAATCTTACAGACGAGAGTGAAGCAGTATCTAGATCATTGTCTTCCACTAACCAATCCACTGTTTCTACCGAGACAGGGGTAGTATCAGTATCGTCGACGTACTAAATGGCCACCGATAATAAAATATCGACATTAGTAGAAAGTCAGGTTCCGGGATATCTTCTCGAAGAAGGCCCTAATCTCGTTGCGTTCTTAAAAGCATACTATGAGTGGATGGAGACTACTGGCCAAGTTACAGAAGTCAGTAAGAATCATTTATATAACCGTGATATCGATTCTACTAATCTTGACAAATTCTATGAATACTTCAGACGAGAAGTATTGGCTGACTTTCCTGAGAATATCTTGGCCGATAAAAAGCTAGTCGCAAAACGAATAAAAGACTTGTATCGCGCAAAAGGGTCGACTGCTGCTTATAACCTTCTATTCCGTATTCTGTATGATCAGAATGTATCGGTGTATAAACCTAGTGAAAATATTCTGAGAGCGTCTGATGGAAGATGGACTCAAGATACTATTGTACGTCTTGGTGCTCCTTTCTCTGGTAACGTAGATGGTATTGTCGGTAAAATTGTTACTGGTTCTAGTTCTGGTGCTACCGGTAAGGTATTAAAAGTACTAACCATATTTGAAGGTGGTGTTGAATTAAAACAGCTAAGATTGACAGAAGTATCTGGATCGTTTATTGACCTAGAGCAAGTAACAACTACTAGTGGTGAAAGCGGGGTAGTGGTAAACAATATTGGTCCGCTATCTAAAGTTACGTTTGGTACTGCGAGTGCTCAAGGTGGTACAGGTCATCAGCCAGGCGATCTGGTTAATTTAACTAGTGCATCGGGTACTGGCGCTACTGGAGTTGTAGATGCTACCAGTAACGAAGTTTTAACTTTTAAGATTACCAATGGTGGTAGTGGGTATACAGTTGGTAATACAGTTGTTACTATATCCGGAGGATCACCAAAAGGTGGTCTGATTGGAGCAGTAACTGTTACTGCTATAGCAAATGCTGAAACTATATTTGGCTATAGTGACACCATTCAAGGTCTTTCAGACACACCAATTGGATACGGGCCTACCTTTAGTTCGAACTCTGGTGTCATCAGTTCTAATCTTGCTTCATCTAATTCATCGACGTCGTTAGGTTCAGCGCTTGGTACAATATCTTTACAAGCAGGTAAAATAAGTGCTATATCTGTCACTACAGGCAACTATCAACTTAATTCGATACCAAATGTTGTCGCAGTCGACAACGCAATATCACCACTTGAACTTTCGGATGGTGCTGGAGGCATTAAAGGGCGCAATGCTGTAATTACACCATCGTACATAGCAGGATCAATAACAGCTTTGTCTGTCACTCAGGGTGGGCAACTTTATAACACAATTGATAGCGTTACTGTATCAAATCAAACTCGTACCGCATCTGACGCAACAGGTACCCCAGTCGTATCTGGCGTTATCAACGAACTAGGCAGCTATAAAGGAACTAAGGGATTTTTAAGTTGGGATCAAAGACTTCAAGACAATTATTATTATCAGGAGTTTAGTTACGTTTTAAGATCAGAGATAGCTTTTAGAACTTATAAGAAAATTGTAAATGATGTCATTCATCCAGCCGGCAACAAATTGTTTGGACAAATTGATCTTTATGACACCGTTGACTTGACTGGATTGGATGTCGAGACTAACGTGTCGACAGATTTGATTGGTGGCAAGGATGGTGTACCAAGTATAGATTCAACATTGTCATTTGGTACTGATTATGTTGTAAGTCGAGTATTTAATTTACCATCCATTACCAGTACAGCTGCAGTACCTAATCCAATAGTTAACATGAGCATGGTTGCAGCTAGCATAGTAAGTACTGAGGCGTTCTCTACAGATAACGTCTTGAGTAGGGACATGTCGTTGCCACCGATAGTGCCAACAGCCAACGTATCTATTGACAACATATTGTCTAGGGATCTGTTCACTACTTCAATAGAGTCTACATTAGTAGTTGGAGAACCTGCAGATGACGTATACTTACTTGCTAACGGTTATATTTACGTATCTAACAATAATACTATCACGACCTATCTTGGTAAACCTATTACACAACATCTAGATGATCCAGTTATTATAGGTACGCCATTTGTTGTACAGGGTGATGGTTCTGCTATCTTCTCTACTATAGTTAAAGGTGGATCACAAATTGAAATTCAAGATATAGTACCAGGTACATCTGGCAACACGACATATATAGTTAATACTGTATTCAGTAACACTACGTTCACAATTAACACTGAGTTTACCGGCGGCAATATGTCGAACGGTGTATTCAGATACATCTACGATGGTAACATTTAACGATGGCGATATTAGTAAAAAAGAATTTTAACGTACATGCTGCGCAGCAGTTTAAAGAGTCGTTTGCTGAATCCGATCCTTCACAACATTATCTATTTTATTCTAGAATAGATCCTTGGGGTGATGATTATAACCCTCCTGCCTTTTCAGATACTCAGTATGCTGAGAGGGGTATTTGGAGAGGAATGACTGCTGTAAAAAAGATATCTAATAATAGTGTTACCATGTCTGCTACTAAGTACTCGTGGGCTGCTAATACATTATACACTCAGTATAGCGATACTAATGGTGATCTTTCTACAAGTAACTTCTATGTTATAACTAGTAACAACGAAGTATACAAGTGTCTGTTTAATTCATCAAATTCATTAAGTACCGTAATGCCAACTGGTAAATCTACATCAGTAATTACTACTGCTGATGGGTACAAGTGGAAGTTTATGTACGACATAAGTGCTGCCGATATGAATAGATATGGTGGCTTAAACCACATACCAGTCAAAACTTTAACAACTAACGATGGTAGCGCTCAGTGGACAGTACAGCAAGCCGCCGCAAATGGTTCAGTACCCATTTATGAAGTTACATCTGGTGGTAGCGGATACCTTGAAAACAAGGGCACTTTTGCAGGTGTCACTAGTACAACTCAACTAACTATTGCAAATACTGCTGTTGAGTCAGACAATGTTTATAATGGTTCAACTATTTTCATCTCAAACGGTCTTGGTTCTGGACAGATTAGAGTTATTACGGGGTACAATGCTTCGACAAAACTAGTTACGGTCAACAATGCATTTACAGTATCACCCAATACCTCTAGTACTTACCATATTGGACCACGGATAAATATTATTGGAGATGGCACCGGTGCGTTAGCGTATGCCAACGTGCAATCTGGATCCGTAGCTAAAATTACGCCTATCAATGAGGGTAGCAGTTACTCTAGAGCCCGAGTTAATATTACTGCAAATCCTTCCTTTGGATCTGGTGCAACGGCTGTTACATACTTACCCGGAGTTGGTGGCCACGGCGCCGATCCTGAAAATGAGCTATTTGCTCGTAATGTAACAATGAATGTACAGGTAACTGGTAACGAAGGTGGGTATTTCGCTGCTAACAATCAATTTAGAATTTATGGTATAGTAAAGGACCCAACATTAAGATCAACAGGTGCTGTCGCTAGTGGTGATAGGTATGATCAAACTTTTCGTTTGTCATTGAATTCAATAACTGGAGACTTTACACAAGATGAATTTGTTAAAGGGGGTACATCTGGTTCAGCTGGGCGGGTTGTGTATTTTGCTAACACCAACTCGTCTCGTACAAAAGGTGTACTTCATTTGAGCTATCCAGAAGGATTTTTTGCAAACGCGGAAACAATTACCGCAAATTCATCCGGAGTAACCGCTGTTATAGATCAAATTACTAAACCTGATTTGGTTCCGTACAGCGGTCAGATGCTTTATACGGTAACACAAAGACCAATAGAAAGAGATTCAGCTCAAACAGAAAACTTTACAATCACTGTTAAGTTTTGATAAAGAGAAACAGATATGACTGCTAACAACAACCTAGTAACTAACTTCAACGTAGATCCATACTACGATGATTACGATGAAACTAAAAACTTTCATCGTATTTTGTATCGTCCTGGATTTGCCGTACAGGCTAGAGAGCTAACACAACAGCAGACAATCTTACAAAACCAAATTCATCGTTTTGGTAATCATATTTTTAAAGATGGTTCGCAGGTTAGTGGTTCATCGGAGGTACTCGACCAAGTAGGTGTTTTTAGATTAAAGTCGACGTATGGCGGTGTCGCTATCGACGTCTCTAGTTTTGAAGGAAAGTATGCTAGGAGCCGTAATTCACAAGATTTATTTTACGTTAAAAAGGCTGTGCCTGCTGCAGGCGGTGACAACGACTTAATTTACGTTCAATATTTACAGAGTGCTAATACTACATCCAATTCTTCTATCTACTATTCTATTGTTTCTAATAACGACATTATAGATTTTAGCTCATCGTACATTAATAGTAATACTGGTCTATTCTTTTCAAACACAGGCACAGCTCAAGTTTTATCTACAGCAGAAAGTACTGTTGCTAAAAG